TAAAGACGTCCACGGCAAAGATGCATACTTTCAAACATATTTAAATCAAATACCTACTGTGTTATCTTTTATAGGTAGCACGCAAAGTTCTGAACAAGGCCCGCACGTCGGTACGGCGCAGTTAGGTAATGGAGACCCAACCAAATGGCTATACAATTACCCAGGAATTTTAAGATCAAAACTAACCTCACAAGGGGTGGGGCTAATAAGCACAAATCCCGAACTAGACGGAGTAGTAAGAAGACTGCCACTAGTAATATCCTCCCAAGAAAAGCTGTATCCAAGCTTCGCACTAGAAATGCTAAGACTAGGAACAGGAGATCCTAGCTACCAGATTAAAACTGGCGAGCAGGGTATAGAGTGGGTACGCCTTCCACAGTACGGAAAGCTAGCAACCAATGAAAATGGACTAGTTTACGCAAATTGGAACACAAAGTTCTACAGACAGACAGCTGCACAGTTTATGAAAGAGCCAATCCCTGCCCCATTTGTAATATTTGGGGTAACTGCAGAGGGAGTGGCTCCTCTTGTAGCAACTCCGGGTGGTACAATGTACCCCCACGATATTCAAGCAACCGTTCTTAATACAATTGTTAACGGAAATGCACTTTCACAACCATCTTGGAGCTCTTTAGCACAACTCGGAGTAGTACTTATCGGAATGGTACTAATAGTTGTAGCTTCTGCTTCTATATACTTTAGCCTACCCGTCATTTTAACACTATTAGGAGGCCTAGGGTACACTTCCTGGAAGCTTGTTGAGTCTTCGTACTTGTTTGACGTTTCCGGATCGCTAGTGATACTGTTTTTATTCTGGAGTATTGTAACCTTCAAGAGTTTTATTACACAGTTCTTGTTGAGATTACAGATCAAACAACAATTCGGGACTTATGTTAGCCCTGCCCAGGTAGAAGCACTCCAAAAAGACCCATCATTACTGAGATTGGGTGGGTCGACAAAACAACTAACTTTTCTTTTTTCGGATATTCGAGGATTTACCCCGATTTCGGAATTTTACCAGTCAGACCCTCAAAAACTAGTGGCTCTGGTAAATCGTTTTTTAACTAATCAGAGTGACATCATTATGAAGCACGAGGGAACTATTGATAAGTACATGGGGGACTGCATCATGGCTTTTTGGAACGCGCCTCTAGATGTAGAAGATCACGCAAGGAAGGCAACAGCAGCAGCTCTTGAAATGAGAGTAGCTTTGGAGGAATTAAATATTGTTCTCAAATCTGAAGGAAGCCCTGAAATCCATACAGGAGTCGGAATCAACACAGGACCGTGTGTTGTCGGTAATATGGGTAGTAGTAGTCGTTTCGACTATAGTGTTCTCGGGGACGCTGTTAATCTCGCTGCTCGCCTAGAGAGTAGCTGTAAGCAATATGAGACAGACTTAATTATTAGTGAACATAGTAGAGTCGATGGCTATGAGTATCAGTTTATAGATGAGGTAATTGTTAAAGGAAAGACTGAGCCAGTCAAAATATACACCATACAAAAATAGTTCTTGACATGACCTTATAATTTTGGTATAATTTAAATTGTGTATATTTATACACGAGAATCATATGAGGAGAGTTATATGAACACCGATGATCTAGCAGCCGAGCTTGCAAAGCACGAAGCTGTATGCGAAGAAAGATGGAAGACTGTGTTCAACCAACTCAAAGGCATAGAAGAAAGAAGTGCAGCGCGATTTGATAGTGTTGAACAAACAATAACACGAATTGAAAATTCGTTTTTTTCATCCGTAACACGAATTGAAACAATACTTATCGGAGCAGCTGGCACTATTATAGTAGGTGGGGCAGGGTTCTTATGGACTATGTCATCATTTCACTAGGAGAACCAATGAAACAAGATTATGATAAAAAGGATATTACAGCGTCCCCTGAAACAAAAGTTGTAAAGAAAAAGACAAAGAGAGATTTCCCAGAGGGCTGGCAGTACTACGTAAAGCGTGGTGCACATTGCACATTAGACCCTAACGGAAAACAAACCAAACATGCTTCGTTAGAAGCAGCCAAGGAGTACGCCAATGGGTAAAGAATCATGCGAATGTGTCACTTGTAATTGTGACCCATGCGAATGTGTTCCTGAGAAAAGGAACATTAGAGCAAATTTATTAGCTGCGAGGAAGATACAACTTCAACGCAAGAAAAGGGGATACGGTAAACTACCAAAAAGCCTTCTTAAATAGGGGTAAAACATGCCAGCAGGTAAAGGAACTTACGGAAAAGTAAGAGGAAGACCAAAAAAGAAAAAGGGGAAAAAGCGAGGTAAGAAGTAATGAGCTTATACGCTAATATCAACAAAAGAAAAAAGAGTGGTAAGAGTAGGTCAAAGAAGAAATCTACTATCTCCAAAAAAGCGTTTGCTTTCATGAAGGCAGGATTTAAGAAAAAGAGGAAGAAACGTGGCAGTAAGAAGAAGAAGTAAACCCAAGGGTCGTAAAAAGGACTCAAGAATCAAAAGAGCAGGTGTAAAAGGATTTAATAAACCCAAAAGAACACCTGGACACAAGACTAAGTCGCACATTGTTGTGGCTAAGGTTGGAAGTCGAATTAAGACTATTCGTTTTGGACAGAAAGGAGCTAGCACAGCAGGGAAACCAAAAGCTGGTGAGTCAGCTCGAATGAAAGCAAAGAGAAAGAGTTTTAAAGCAAGGCACGCAAAGAATATTGCGAGAGGTAAAATGTCCGCCGCTTATTGGGCCGACAAAGTCAAATGGTAAAGGAGAAAGTAAAATGTTAGCATTTTCACCGGGACAAGCAGTTATTGCTCTCCCAACCACTGTAGAAACTGCAGTAACCTGTGGAGACAGATTAACGTATGTCAGACTAGTAAATGAGTCTGCTACTGTTGAAACTGTTTCTTATGTTACATCAGCAGAAACACCTGTTGTTATGGGCACATGCCGATTACAACCAGGTGAAGTTATGATTTTATGGAAAAGAAGACAATTCCATAAGTTGTATGCTTCTAGCGCTTCTGTATACGCGACTGGCGGAATGGCCAGACCTGTATCTTTAGGGCCTAACAAATAAGAAGCAAAGAGAAGGGGTAACCTTCTGGGAGAATAGAATGTTTGAATTGATAAAATTCATATGGGGACTAATCCAAGTCTTACCTATACTCATCACAGTATGTTCAGCCGTAGTAGCTATGACTGACACACCTGCCGATGATGCACTATGGGCTAAGGCGTATAAATGGATTGATCGTTTTGCACTAAATATTGGCAAGGCTAAAGATAGAAACCCTCTACTTGACTAATTTAAGGAGTCTGTTATGCAGACAACTGAACAACGTAATTTAGAGAATAAGTTATCTATACCTACAATGATATTCGCTATTGAGAAGGCTACCGCGATACTCATTTATAAGCAACGCGCTAAGTTGCATCGCCTTCTCAGAACAAAAGAGTTGACAGCACTACCTCGTGGCGAAATCCGCGAGGCACTGCTTTCACAAGTAATAGGGAGAAATAAATGAATAAACTATTAGCAGCACTGATACTCTGCTCAATGAGCATCACATCTTACGCAGGAAATGTAGAAGGCGAAGTCGGCTATGCCAGCGATTACTTATTTAGAGGCGAGAGCCAAACTATAGGCGGTAATTCAATGCAAGGCTGGGCTAACTACAATATTGGCGGCGCTTACGTCGGCACATGGGTAGGACAAGTAGATGGCATCGGAGATGCTAGCTACGAATATGATTTATATGCAGGATACGACATGGCAGTAACAGACAAATGGTCTGTTGGTGGCGGTTTGATTCAGTATAGATACGACGACAAAGCAATCGATCACAAAGAAGAGTGGTTTGTCAGAGGTGGAAATCACTGGGTGCAGATGAGCGTATGGACTGACATGGACGATGCAGACAAGAACTATAAGGAAGTCACTTTAATGATGCCTACAGTTACTTGGGCTGACTTAAGTCTACGTCATGCAATTTATGAAAATGACGATACGTATCAAATGCTTACTATTTCAAAAGATGTAAAAGGTTGGAGAATGGGAATGGAAATTCTTGACTCTGCCCGACATGGCCAGGTAATGGACAGCGCATCAGTCTTTTTAATGAAGACATTTTAGGAGAATAAATTATGTCAACAAGATTTATAGGGGCAGAAGCTGCTTGCGGTACTACCGCAGGAGCAGCCAGTAACTTCGAGCTTTCGCCCGAAGTAAGAATAGTAAATGTAGCCGCTGCAGAAGCGACTGTTACTATTCTTAACGGAGCATCAGGTACAGATGTACAGGGTTCATTTACCTTAGAAGCAGGAGCTTCTGAGTACATATCTAAGGATATGGAAGATAGAATCTATGCATCAGCCGCGACAGTTAAGGGTGCCCCAATTAACACTAGACGTTAAACAAACGGAGAAGATATGAAAGCAGTGGACGGAAGAACACTTTGGTTACAAGAAAATATAGTTAATGCGAGCGCTTTTACAGCAGCCGTTAACTTAGTTGAATCTAAAAGGGAATTAACTCGTAAAGAGTTCGACATGAAGAATGTATCCCTTGCTTTCATGTACCTCTATAATATAGTAGAGGACAAAGGTCTATTAGACGACGTAGAGTCCTTGTTCGCAGAAGAAACAATACACTAATGCTAGAGATAAGTAGAAAAGACGTCACAGCCGAAGAGCTCATGTCTTTCGATGAACGCAGATTCATCAAACTCCCAATAGATGGCTATATGGACTTATTAGGAATAGAACCTAATAGTACCCAAAAAGCTATTATCAATTCAATCAATAATCCGAAGTATCGTTTTGTTACTGCGGCAGTATCCCGTAGGCAAGGAAAAACATACATAGCGAACGTAATCGCTCAGCTACTATGTTTAGTACCAAACACCAATGTTCTATTGATGTCGCCTAACTACTCATTGTCCCAGATATCCTTCGACCTTCAGAGAACCTTAATCAAACATTTTGATTTAGAAGTAATTAAAGACAATGCAAAAGATAAAGTTATTCAATTATCAAACAATTCTACGATCCGTATGGGATCGGTTAACCAAGTGGATTCGGTCGTTGGTAGGTCCTATGATCTCATCATCTTTGATGAAGCTGCCCTCGTGGATGGAAGGGACGCTTTCAACGTCGCACTACGACCTACACTAGACAAAGAAAACTCTAAAGCTATATTCATTTCTACCCCTCGTGGTAGGAACAATTGGTTTGCAGAGTTCTGGTATAGAGGTTACTCAGGAGACTTTCCAGAGTGGGCAAGTGTCAAGGCTACTTACCATGAAAACCCACGTATCTCAGACCAGGACATTCATGAAGCAAGAAAAACAATGTCTGAATCCGAATTTAATCAAGAGTATATGGCAGACTTCAATGTATTTGAAGGCCAGGTATGGGGATTCAACATGGAGAAGTGCCAGCAGGATTTATCAGAGCTAGACCTATCCGGCATGGACGTATTCGCAGGAATGGACGTAGGTTTCAAAGATCCTACAGCTTTCTGTGTAATTGCCTACGACTGGGACGCTAGAAAGTATTATCTATTAGCTGAATACTTAAACTCAGAAAGAACCACAGAACAACACGCAATCGAGATACAGAAACTAATTCATAAGTATAATATAGATTATATTTATATTGATTCAGCCGCACAGCAAACAAGATTTGACCTTGCACAAAACTACGACATTAGTACTATTAACGCAAAGAAATCTGTACTTGATGGAATTGGTCATGTAGCAGCGATCTGTGATAATGACGCACTAATAGTTCACCAGACATGTCATGAGAGTCTGAGCTCCCTTGATCAGTACCAGTGGGATCCCAATCCTAACTTACTAAAAGAGAAGCCAAAACACAACTATGCTTCTCATATGGCAGATGCACTACGCTATGCGATGTACTCGTTCGAAACAAGTGCCACTAGCTTCTAATGACCACCGCACAAAAATAGTTCTTGACAACACCCCCAAATAATAGTATAATTTAAGGAATGGAATAAGTTATGGAACTAAAAAGAGATCTAGTTAAATATGTTCGGGACAAGGCTAAGTCTAAGTACGACAAAGGAACGGAATGTTATATCTGTAAATCTACGCAGAATCTAGACTTCCATCATTTTCATGGTCTAACAGAGTTGTTAGAAATTTGGTTAAGAAAGAATAAGCTGAAAATAACTGGCGAAGAAGATATATTAAACCTTCGTGAACAGTTTATAGCCGAACACACTAAAGAAATTTACGACGCAGCTGTTACATTATGTCACGAGCATCATATGAAACTACACTCCATCTACGGCAAACGCCCAAGAGTAGTAACAGCACTAAAACAAGAAAGATGGGTGAGTATACAGAGAGACAAATATGGCATGGTATGACAGGATTATAGGAAGAACAACCTTTAGCGAGGACTACGAGAAACTAAACCCTTCTCAGTCTCATATCGCCAATGATGAAGGTGGTACTCTTTCTAGTCGTGAAATAACAACTAACTACAGAAATGCTTACGAGCAATTAGAAGTGGTAAACCGAGCAGTCAACATGATAGTGGACGACGCTGCGGATATACCATTCGATGTAGGCGAGAAGATACAAGGTGTTACTGGTGTAGTAAAAAACATGAGAAGAACTAAGCTCAATTTACTACTTAACGTAGAACCAAATCCTTTTCAAGATATTAGCGCCTTTAAGAGAAACTTAATAGTTGATCTACTTATAGACGGCAATATCTTTATATACTATGATGGAGTACATCTCTATCATTTGCCAGCAGAACACGTAACAATCGAGACTAATGAAAGTACCTACGTAGATAAATATGTTTACGACTCCGGTATCGAGTATAGTCCTAGTGAAATCATTCACATTAAAGAGAACAGTTTTAACTCTATTTATAGAGGAGTTCCTAGATTGAAGCCAGCATGGAGAACCATGCAGTTACTTGGAAGTATGAGAAGATTCCAAGATAACTTCTTCAAGAACGGAGCAGTACCAGGTTTAGTACTTAAGTCACCTAACACACTTTCGGAGAAAATCAAAGAAAGAATGTTACAGGCTTGGGTCGCTAGATACAACCCACAATCAGGAGGACGTAGACCGTTATTCCTAGATGGTGGATTGGAAGTGGAAAACCTAACGGAAGTTAACTTCAAAGATTTAGACTTTCAAGCGGCAATAACGTCGAATGAGAAGATAATTTTAGAAGCGATGGGTATACCACCTATTTTATTGGACGGAGGGAATAATGCAAACATTAGACCCAACCACCGTCTATACTATTTAGAAACCATATTACCTATCATTAGAAAGATGGGATATGCTTTCGAGAGGTTCTTCGGTTTTAAACTTAACGAAGATGTTAGCGATACGCCAGCACTTCAGCCTGAGTTGAAAGACCAGGCAGCTTACTACGCTACACTTGTAAACACGGGAATATTAACACCGAATGAAGCAAGGGAGGCGTTGAGACTTGAGAAGATTGACGGATTTGATACACCGCGAATTCCTGCAAATATTGCAGGATCGGCCGCAAATCCAGAGCAAGGTGGCAGACCAGAAGAAACCCCACCCGCAGAGGAATAATTATGACAAAACATATGATGATAAAGGCTTTAAGCGAGTATTTACAAGCAAAAAACGTAGATAAGATTAGCCTACCAGAATATAAAGCGGATCCGAAAGCTCCTGTAAGAGACTTTCTCTTAAGAAGGAAATTTGGATCATGGAATAGAGTTCTAGCAGCAGCTAGACACAGGTTTCCAGTAGAAATGACACCAGTTGTAGAAGCACCGGTTGTAGCTCCCGCCCCTAAGAAGGCTAAAGCTAAGAAGGAGGACTAACTATGTCTGAGAAAATTTTTCACTGGACAAACTCATTCAAGATGTTATCAGAAGACGAAGATGGCGGACTAGATATCAAAGGATCAGCTAGTACGAACCATATCGACAGAGCTGGTGACACTATTGAATGTGATGCTTGGTTAAAGGGTGGATTGGATAATTTTAAAAATAATCCAGTAATCCTATTTAACCATAACTACGATCGACCAATTGGTCGGGCGAAGGAAATTGGAGTCTCAGAGAATGGATTAGAGCTAACTGCTCGAATTTCAAAATCTGCAGGCGATATCAAAGATCTTATTAAAGACGGCGTACTTGGAGCTTTTTCTGTTGGTTTCAAAGTCAAGGACGCTGAATACTTACCTGAAACCGACGGATATAGAATAAAGGACGCAGAACTGTTTGAAGTGTCTGTTGTTTCGGTTCCTTGTAACCAAAACGCGGTCTTCTCGTTAGCGAAATCCTTCGATAACATGGAAGAGTACAACTCGTTCAAAAAAGACTTTATTAAGACTAACTCAATCGATGCAAACGCAGAGATAGAGCAGTCAAGCAAGGCGCAAGCCGACAAAACGGAGACTATTATGTCAGAAGAAAAGAAAACTCCTGTGAGCCCTGAGTTCGACCTTGAAGCATTCGCTAAGCAAGTTGCAGATCAAACTGCTACTAGCATCGCAATGAAGCAAGCTGAACAAAAAGCCGCTGAGCAAGCAGAAACAAAAGCGCAAGCTGATGCAGACGTTGCTGAGAAAGCTAATGTGGAAGCAGAGCAGGAAAAACAAAAGATTGTTGTGAAAGCAGGAATCAGTGGTGCAGAAGCACTAATAAATGATGTTGCTAGAAAAGTAGAAGAGAGACAAGGTGACCTAGAGTCAGTTGTTAAAGAACTACAAAAAGATCTAATGGAAAGATCAGAAGAGATTCAAGCTATGCGCGAATCAAAAAGAATTTTCCAAGATCGTGGTAACAAAAATTGGAAAGAAGCGTTTGAAGGAGATATCGTAGATGCAAAGATCTTAGGTCTTTCAACCGGTAGAGGATTCGACACACCATTCGCTAAAAGCGTAATGGAAAAAATTAACGCACACTCAGGTGTTGGCGTTTCTAGTGCGGACTTCGAACAAATCGTATCAACTAACGTAGAAAGAGATATTCAAAGCTCGCTAGTATTAGCGCCGCTATTTAGAGAAATTCAAATGAATTCCGCTAATATGATTATCCCAATTCTACCAGATAGTGGATATGCTGAATTCGCGACAGCCCAAACAGCCAGTGGATCATCTCCACACGGTAACTTATCCCAGACTGGAGACAGCCAGGGTGCACCGTACGGCGGAGTAGATTTAACTGAAAAAGTTCTATCAACTCATAAACTTATTTCACAATCATACTTAGGTAATGAAACTGAAGAAGATGCAATTTTACCAATCCTTCCTTTAATTAGGGAATCAATTGTAAGATCACACGCAAAAGGTATTGAGAATGCGTTACTATTAGGTAACAATTCTACTGGTGTTTATACATCAGGAACTTTTGATGGTCTTGTCAAGATGGCAGCAGACGACAGTGACTTCACGCAATCAGCAACAGCTGTTGCAACTGATACTGTAACTGCAGCTGAGTTGTTAAACATGAGAAAGAATATGGGCAAATACGGGGTTAATCCTGCAGATGTAACATATATTGTTTCACAAAGTGCATACTTCCAGTTACTAGAAGACGCAGAATTCCAAGATGCTAATCTAGTTGGTGATATGGCTACTAAACTCACTGGTGAGATTGGTCAGGTATTTGGTTCAAAGGTTCTCCTTTGTGACGAATTCCCTGCTCAAGCAGCCAATGGATTTGGAGCAATCGCAGTATATGCGAGAAACTACGTAATGCCAAGACTCAGAGGAATTACCATTGAGTCCGATTACGAAGTTGCAAACCAAAGAAGAGTACTAGTTGCTTCACAGAGAATCGGCTTCGCTGAACTCATTGAAGGCGCTACTTCTAAGTGGGCATATAAGTTCAAAGCTAGTTAATAGCTTATCTATTTTGTGGTGGGGGTTCGCCCCCACTGCAATATTTTTTTGGTAATATTATGGCAGATTTAATACATACGCATGAATACAAAGACGCTGAAGGAATCAGGGGCGAGAAAGACGACGATCGTCTAAACGTTCTAGTACCTCAGATATCCGATCTTGTAAAAAAGTATTGTGGAACTTCATTTGTCGATTATATTAGTACAAACAAAGTGGAAACATTTTCTATTAGTGATAACTACACCTCAACGATTATTGTCAGCGAGTGTCCGTTAACCGCAGTAGATATTGTACAAGAACGAACTGCTTATAGTGGTGCTTATGCCACTTTAACGACAGGGAACTATGAATATTACGTAGACTATGAGTCTGACGCAATTATAAGAACAAATGAACAAGGTAATACAAGACCTTGGGCACAAGGAGTTGGATCAGTAAAAATTACGTATAATGCGGGGTACACTGAGACTCCTAAAGATTTAAAACTAGCTGTATTCGATTTAGTTACTTACTATTTGAAAGATGAACACAAGGTAAGACAGTCTCTTGGAGGTGCAACGTTACAAAACCAAGGCACTTCTGGAATGAGAATGAGTACTGACTTTCCTGATCATATCAAAAGAGTACTAGACCTATACAGGGTAGTTGTGTAATGGCACTAAATGCAATAAATACATTTATTGCTTCAAGGCAATTTGGACAAAAGATTGATAGAGATGCAAAAGCAAGACTATCAGCAGTTGGAGTTGAACAATACATATTTGATAAAAATTTAGTATTAGAATGGTGTAGTTGGATTCAAGGCGAAGTAAGTACTCTTGGCGGAATCACAGTTACTGGGAAAGGCAGACGTATGACAGCTGCAATGTTTAAAACTTTAAAAAACAGGTTTAAAAAAGATAGTAGCGGACAAGGAATACATTTTGCGATGGAAAATAACGCATTTGTTGTAACTCAGCTTAATAAGCAGTCTGCAAGTTTTCAAAAAGCAGGTTCTTCAGCTGATAAGGCTATAAGAGCAGCTAAGAGAGATGCGGTAGCCATAGTAGCTAGTTCCTTAACTAAGGCCCAGAGAGAGAAGTTACAGTCAACAATGCACGGGCATCACTCAGACGTAGCTACTCCTAGAGCAAACGACCCTATAACTACAGGGGGTTTGTTAAAAGTTGAAAAAGACACAGCTGCCCACAGAGAATCGAAAGGAATGTCAAGTGCTGGTAGTTTAGAAGATATATTGAACGGCATAGATCAGCGATCTAGCTCCGACTCATTATACCATCTAGTACTTACTAGACTTTCTGACCATATACAATGTATACTAGGTTTTGATAGAGTTCCTTTAAAAATGTTGGATAAGAGCAGGTCTAAGGCGGGGGTAATAGAAGTAGACAATATTATCCATATTAAATTTGCACTAGGTACAGGTTATGGCCCTGGTAAGATAGGTAGCCAGTATACAAAAGCTTTAAAAGAATGGGACGCAGGTACAGGCGGTGGACTTGCCAATAATCTTACTAAAATTTTAGATAGGATACAGGCAGATTTAATAAGGGATATTATAAGAGCCTCCACCAAGTTTGCTCCCGAGCTAATAAAGTTAAGAGGGTCTGCTAGTATAGAAGAGCATGTACAACGTAACTTACCTAAGATAGTTATTGATAATTTATTTCCTCATAAGACAAAAGCCGATATGAGATTTAAAGTTAATAAGAAATTACACGCTTTAGCAGCTAGAGGCAAGATGTCCTCTAACGAAGTTAGGAATAAAAAAGTTAAAGGTAAGAAGTCAAAGAACATGACTAAAATGTTAATGGCCTCAGCGTTACCTAAAAAGAGTAAAAAGAAAAGAGGGCAAGCAGGGGCTAAAACTTCGGAAAGTCCAATAGCTTTAAGGAATCTGCTAAATCAATTACTACCTGCAATGGTAGCGAGTAAAATGACCTCACCAGCACTACAATTTAGGACTGGTAGATTTGCAAACTCAGCCAGGGTTGAGAATGTAAATATTGGACCAAGAGGTGGAACACATGTAGACTATACTTATCAAAGAGAGCCTTATGAAACTTTTGAGCCAGGAAACAAACAGGGGAGTACTCAAAGAGACCCTCGAAAAATAATAGGAGCAAGTTTACGAGAACTTGCACAAGGAATACTAGGAAGACAACTTTCCTCGATTAGGAGAAACTAATGGACTCAACTACAGCTAGAGCACACTCAACGCGTAGACGATCCATAGTAGGAGCAATCGCAGACAAGTTGTATGAAAGTTTGAATGGGTCATATCCTTATAGGAGTTCCGTTCAAAGTGTCGAGCCAAGACTGAGGTTCTGGGACGAAGTTACAGACTTCCCCGCACTTCAAGTTGGAGCTGGACAGGAAACACGCGAGTATGAAGGCGGTGGTTTCCGATTTAGATTTTTACGAGTAACAATCAGGTGCTATGTGAACGACAACGATGACGTCATTTTAGCACTAGAAGAACTACTTGAAGACGTTGAAACTGTACTTGAAGATAATGATCCTTTAACGTATACAGATTCAACAAATACGTCTCATTCTACTGCAAAGACTACAATCTTAAGCATAGATACAGACGAAGGCGTTTTGGAGCCTCTCGGTGTCGGAGAAGTCATCGTAGAGATTCAATACTAGGAAAAGCCCAAGCTGAATAAACATTTAGTAAGGCTCTTCCAGAGAATATTAGGAGAAAAATAATGGCATTTCATTTTAGTAGAGATACCAAAGTATTCATGAAGTTCAAAGGGACTGTAGCAGGTAGCACTGATGCTCTTTATGAATTACCAGTACTAGACGGTTACTCCTTTAGTCAGGCTACAAACAGTTCAGAGATTACTCTGAGCGAAGCAGCTGACTCAGCGGGTAACAGCAAGAGAGGAAGAGCAATGTTTAATGACTCTTTCGCACCAGCAGAATGGAGTTTTAGTACTTATATGCGACCAACCACTAGTGGTGCGGGCGACACATTTGTAACTAAGCAACATGCAGGTAACGCAAAGACATTTGCAGTAGAAGGACCACTATGGGCAGCAATGTCTGCAGAGAGCTATGGACTAGGAGTAGCAGCAACAGATGTACAGTCTATAGCAACTTGGGAACCGAAGACATTTAACTTTCAGAACTCAAATAAAGTAGCACTTGGTGTTTTTGATCTGTTCTTTGTATTAGGAGCAGCAAAAGATAGTACGTCTGCAACGTACGACACAGGCACAGATGGCGTCACAGTTTATAAAATTAGTGATTGTTCAATCGGTACTGCGTCAATAGATTTTGACATTGAAGGTTTGGCACAAGTTGCTTGGTCTGGTCAAGGTAAAAAAATTAGTGAAGTCGCACAGTTAAACACAGCTGCGGCAGGTACTACAACAAAAGGTCTAATCGATGAAGGAATATCAAGTACTTCAAACTTTATTAGACAAAAGCTTACTTCATTAGCTATAGCATCTGATGTTTCTGTCGGGTCTGGCGCAGCTGGATTTGAAGCAACAGCAGTCAATGCTACAACAATGGTAGAAGGCAGAGTATATAAAATTGCAGTCGCAGGAACTACTGACTTTACAGTAACTAACGTGGGTGCAAGTAGCAGTGCTGTCGGAACTATCTTCACAAGAGGATCAGTTGCCGCTATAGGTACTGGTACAGTTTTTGAAGCAAAATACGGTGCAGCAGATGCAACTTATAATGTGATACTCACAGGTGGTAATATTTCTATTGAAAATAGTTTGACTTACTTAACACCAGAAACTCTAGGAACTGTTAATCAGCCCTTAGGACACGTCATGGGAACAAGAAATGTTTCAGGTAACTTTACTTGTTACCTAAATAGTGCGGTAAATGGCTCGCAAGATCTTTTAGAAGACCTACACGAAGCTACGAGTACTATTACAAACAGCTTCAACATGACATTTAGTATTGGTGGCGCGAACTCACCGAAAGTAGCTGTGGCATTACCAAATTGTCATCTAGAATTACCGACTCATTCGATTGAAGACGTAATTAGTGTAGATGTTAATTTCCATGCTTTACCAGCAGACCTTTCGAGTGCAACCGCTTCTAGCAGTGCTAACGAATTGAGCATAGTTTACAGCTCATAACTTAACTTACGGCGGGTAGCTTCGGTTACTCGCCTTTTTATGGATTTTTAAAAAACAAATGAATGATATAGTAAAAAAAGAAGCAGTAAAAGCTGTTTCACTAAAGAGTCTAATGACTCCAACAAAAACAGTAGAATTTGACTATCCTGGCTGTGACGATTTCAAAGTAAAACTTTGTTATCTAGCTAGAGAAGAGTTAATGAAACTTAGAAACCGTTGCGTATCTCAAGTATTCAATAAGAAGACTAGAGGCTACGAAGAAAAAATGGATGACGATAAGTTTCTTACTGAATATACCACAGCCGTAATTAAAGGCTGGACAGGCTTTAAACTTGGTTATGCCAAAAATATGTTACTACTAGGAGATTTAACTCCTGAACAAGAAGATCAAATGCTAGACTTTTCTCCAGAGAACGTAGAAGTACTCATGAAGAATTCAGGCGATTTTGATACTTGGGTAACAGAACAAGTTGGCGAATTAGAAAATTTTACCAAGAGCAAGTAGCCTGGGCACTTGCTCAAATAGGTCGCTTCTTTAGCGATCAAATGACTGTTGATGCTTACTTACAAATGAAGCATCAATTGGGCCAAGAGCCGGACCCAGATGAAATGCCAGTAGAATTGGATACTTTTCCATTGGAGGTACAAGAAGCTTTTGTTGTACATTCAATGCTGCCAGACAGATGGGACGGAGCTTCGGGCTCTTATTTTGGAAAGGACTGGTCTCCTTTAAATGACCTATTAAATATACAAGGTGTAGTTGACAAAAAGACTACATGCTTTTTCTTGAAGTACATAGACGGTTCAAACACGATAAATATCAATGCTGAACTAAAACGTAAGCAAGACGCCGATAAGAGGCGAACAAAAGCAAATTAACTATGGCTAAAAAGATTCAAGGCGGACAACTAGTATTTACCGTTAGCGACGACGGGTCCTTAAAACTATTAGAGCAAAAAACAAAGAAAGCTGCTAAGAGTATGGACAAATTGGGAGGAGCTTCCCAAAATACTGACAGAAGAATGAAAGGGGTAACCCAACAATCTTCTAACGCTACTAAAAACTTCAGTAAGCAAGCACAGACCATGCAAGGTGGTATTGTTGCTGTCTATGCAACCATTGCTGCTCAAGTATTTGCTGTTTCAGCCGCGTTCCAATTCCTAAAAGGATCTATGGAGATGCGAAACCTTATCGAAGGTCAAGCAGCCTTCGGAGCAACCACAGGTGTTGCATACAAGTCCTTAACTCACGATATACAAGCCGCTACCGGTGGCATGATTCAATTTAAAGAAGCCGCACAAGCAGCCGCTATTGGTACAGCTGCGGGCCTAAGCGCGGGTCAGTTAGAACAAATTGGTGTAGCCGCCAAGAATACATCTCTTGCCCTTGGTAGGGACATGACTGATTCTTTTAACCGTCTTACAAGAGGTATAACAAAAGCCGAACCAGAACTACTAGACGAACTTGGTATCATTTTGAGACTAGAACCTGCATTGAAAGCATATGCTACATCTATTCAGAAAAACGTAGCCGATTTAACACAGTTTGAGAAATCTCAGGCGGTCGCTAATGAAGTTCTAGGACAGGCAGAAGCAAAATTTGGTTCTATTACTAAGATAATGGATCCTAGTGCTTTTGCGTTACAACAGTTCGCAGTAGCATTTGACGAACTTGTAATGAAAATTCAAAAAGGTACTGCAGAATTTATGATACCAATAATGCAGTTCGCCTCTAAAAACGTCTACGCTCTAGTAGGCGCTCTAACGCTATTCCTAGCGCCAATCCTTAAATCTATATTACCAGACTTTGCTGCAATGGGAGTTGCCGCTTCGGCAAACTATAAGATAGCGGCTACTGCTGCTGGAGAAGCCGCAGACGAAGCTCAAAGAGCAAAAGCCGCATTAAGTGGCGCAAGTGGTAAAGGTGCTGAAGGTTTAGTTGACAATGATTACATGAAGAAAAATAAGATTAAAGGTGCAGACGGTAAGATTGGCGGTCAGATGTCTCAACGACAAATAAATATGCGAAAGAAGCATTTACAAGCTGGAACTGGTTTTGCAAAGAATATGAACAAAAGGCAGTTAGCGGATTATAGAAGATTCCTGACCGACCAAGATATTGCGCTCAATGCCTCTTTAGGCAAAAGACAGGGATTTATAACTCGACAACAATACAGAGCAAGAGCTTTATATGCTGGAACAACTGCGTTCTATAAAAAGACACAGATGCAAATGGTAGCAGTTACAAAGATGGCTTCAAGAGCAATGAATGGGGCTATGAAACTGATGGGTTGGATCGGTATTGCACTTATGATCTTTGAAGCAGTAAAAGCTTTATATACATGGATTAAAGGTGTAGATGAGGCAGCAGAAGCCGAAAAGAAACTCGCCGAAGGCATTAAAGAGAGATATACGGGTCTAACATCAGAAATAGGTAATATGATAGAGGTCCAGCGAGCAGGACTTTTAGGGTTTAGAGGAACTATAGAACAAATAGGTTCAGCTTTTGGTTCCGTTGATATAGCTAAAGTGCTGGCTGATTACAACAAAGCTTTAACCATAAAAGACCCAGAAGCACAAGAAGCCGCCCTAGCTGGAATAACATCCTCTCTTCAAGGTTTGTCAGATTTATCAGGAGCCCCTAAAGAATTGAAAGAAGTTATGGATCTCGTCGCAGGTAAAAACAAGATTCCTAGCGGCAAAGATTCAATAGGTGAAAGAGTAATGGACTTAGGGAAGCAAATGCAAGCAGGAGCTGCTGCATCAAAGAACTTCTCACAAGCAAATAAAGCCTTATCTCAATCGCTACAACAGTTAGCAGGATCAGCTGCAAAACTTCCTTTTTCGGGTCAAATTGAAAACCTCAAAACTATGACAGACAACTCTACTTCTATGCTAGCAATGGGTAGCCTGGCAGTAGGAACTGCAGATACTGGAGTAGATGCAGCTAAGGCAAAATTAGCAGAAGTTCAGACAAACAAAACAAAAAAAGCAAGAGCTGAAGCTATGAGAGCGGCTCAAAAGGCTTTTAGAGCAAAGACTGGAAACGCAAGTTCTAAAACATATAATGACAACAATGCCTTGCTTGAAAAACAGTTTGGTATGAGCCAAGGAGATATGAGTAGGTCACTCAGAGGGCAAGGACTAGGCGATCTCGATGAAGCAGGTGCACAAAAAGCACTAAACGACGCCTTACAAACTCAAGTAGAAGCGAACGATCAAGAAAAGCTATATACAGATGAACAGGTAAAACAAATTGCTCTAATGAAGAAAATGAAAGGCTTCCAGAATACCTCAATGGAGATATCTCTTAAGAATCTTTCAATTCAAACTCAACTAGCGTCTAGGGGTATGCAATCAGATGCTGTCACTAAAAATACCTTTAATAATATAAAGAATGAGAAAGCTATAAACAATCAAAAACAAAAACAACTTGATTTAGAAATGGCACTAACAGCAGAGAAAGCAATTACAGACGATTCTTCACCACAGCAGAAAAAATCAGCCGCGTTCTTAGTGGAACAGAAAAGAGAGATGTTGAAGACCTCTAAGGCACAAACAACACAAACAGCACTCGAAGTCAAATTTGGAAATCTAGCAAACACCCAAGCCGAAAGAAGACTCAGACTAACTGAAGAACACGCCTTAGAAACAGCAAAAACAGCAACTAGTGCTGCCGAAAGAAAAAGGCTTATGGACCTAACCGCAGGCAAGTTTGCGAAGAATGTGCTAGCACAAAAACAAGTTCTGGATATGGAAGAGAAACATACTCAATTGCTAGAAAAAGAAAAGAATGCAAGACTAGACTTAGCAGAATTTATAGCTATAGAGGGACACGATAAAGAAAAAGCTGTACAAATGGAAGCAGCTATAACTAAGTCTGTGGAAGACCAATTAAAACTTCGTCAAGAAATTATGGCACTTCAAAGCAAGCAGGCCGGCTCTTTACTTGCAGCTGCAAGAGCAGATAAGATAGTAAATCAGGGAGCAAATGTAAGTAATATGACTGGAGGAGCTCCGGGCATGCTACCAGGTTTTGGTGTGAATAATATTACTCCTCAATCAAAACTTTTAAATCAGTCATTAAATGCTGAAGGACTAACAGCTGCACAAGCTGCACTACAAGAAGTGTCGATTCTACAAGACGGAGTGGTAGTACAGAGAAATAAATTAGAGGTAATGAAAGAACAAGCTGATGCACAAGCAGGACTAAATATCGAATTAGACCTAGCAAATAAGACTAGTGACATTATGAGAGGTGGATTTGAAAGTTTATTCCAAGCATTGCTAGATGGTACTCAATCATTCGGAGACGCTATGAAAGGCGTGATGAAACAAGTACTTGCAGATTTGGCAGCCGCTTATATGACAGCTGCCGCTATGACTGCGTTAAGAGCAATGGGACTTCCAGGACTACCCGCAGGTAGATATGGAGGAATTATGTCACCGAGTGGTAAATCATTTGCGTATGGTGGAGTAGCTAGCGGACCTCAGTCAGGCTATCAAGCAACCCTACACGGTAATGAAGCAGTAATTCCTTTAGGAAACGACAAATCTATTCCTGTACACTTAAACGGCGGCGGTGGACAAAATACAGTAAATGTTACTGTTAATATGTCTGGCGGACAAGGACAAACACAAACACAAGGCGACGGAGCTATGCAAGGACTCGGAAGATCTATTGGTGGCTTAGTACAGCAACACTTACAACAAGAAATGAGACCTGGTGGATTATTGAATCAACAAGGTACTAAGGGTAGAGGATAATGGCATTAGGATTAACACAAAAAAACGGAAGTAATATAACTGGCTTTAGTGCCCCTGTCGTGTACGATAGAGGACTGCAACAGAGTGCAAAACCTCGTATATTAAAAGCACAGTTTGGCGATGGCTACGAGATGAGAATGAAAGATGGTATAAACAATACTCCTCGTACGTGGACGCTATCCTTCGCTAATAGAACAAAAGCAGATATTGATGACTTATATACTTTCATGAATGGACTCGCAGAAGTAGACACAGCAAAACTTACAGTACCAGATACTAACTCTAGTGGTAACGAAGATGCTGTCGTTGTAATACTAGAAGGGTACTCAAAAACATTAGCATATGATGACTACTATAGTTTATCCTGCACAGCAAGAGAAGTATTTGAAGCATGAGCCAGCCCAACGTAGGAAGTAATAATGTCATCGTAAGTGACGTACAAACACAGAGCCAATTAAGTGGTTTTATAACTGTGTTTGAAGTCGAGATACCTGGTAGTGATATTGGGGGCGGGGGTGTCGATAAATTATACTTCCATGACGGAGCAAACGGAACAGCAGATGTTCAATGGCTAAGTCTAAAGGAGGATAGTAACTTTGGTTCAAGTACACTAAGTCACTACGGAGAACAAACTTATAGTGCGTTTCCGGTAGAGTCAGAAGGTTGGGAAGTTCGAGGAAGTGGCACAGGCTCATTGGCTAGACCTACAATTAGGTTTGCAAATATAAATCAATACTGGAACGCTCATTTGAGTGACTATGATGATTTGGTAGGTGCAAAAGTAACACGAAGAAGAACTCTAGCAAAGTATGTAGTTCTAGACGCTGCTCCTGTAGAGTTTAACCGAGATGTATACTATATAGAAAGAAAATCATCTGAAACACCTATACTAGTAGAATTTGAACTTACTTCTGCATTTGACGTACAAGGAATTAAGTTACCTAGAAGAAGCATTATTGCAGCACGCTGTCCTTGGAAATATAAAGATAGTGACCAAGGTGGTTGTGACTGGCCTAGTGATAATAGGTTTACAATAGATGGAACTGAACAGATTTTATACTTTGATAAAGATGATGTAAGAATTACTACTCACCCTACTTGGGGCAGACAAGATGTTGCTAGTAATAGAACTTCTAATCTCTACGCCGCAACAAGTTATGCTCTAGGAGACTACGTAGAGTTCTATAGACCTATTGGAGGCCTGATAGCTGCCATAGGTACTGAGACAACGCCAGCAGTAAGCACGGGGGCTAACGTTACCTATACAGGTGTAGATACTGGGCATGGCATAGAAATAGGAGATTTTGTAATAGCAAAAGGTTTTACGGATGCAGATGCAAACTTTAAATCAGTACCCTTATACGTAACTGGTAAGACTAGTACTACTGTTACTGTACAAAACCCAAGCGCAACAATAACTTCATCTTCGGGGTTTCTACAACTTACTAGAGTTACTTTATATAAATGTATAACGGCTCATAGTATTGCAGTTTCAGATAGTGTTGATGATATTATAAAACCAACTAATATTTCTTTTTGGGAATTTGGAGATGTGTGCGGAAAAAGATTAAACTCATGTGCAATCCGTTACGGACACAATCCAGCAGGAACAGGTGTTACCTCAGTTATAGTAGATAAAGCAGCCG